GCTGTAGGTGTTGGCTGTGGCATATTAGCAAGGGCAGTAGCAATGGCAGCATTAATTCTCTGCTTCTCTTCAAAATCCCATTGAGCCTCGTACTCTTCTTCAGCAGCAGCAATAGCATCATTCATATTTTCAATTACATCATTGTAGTCTTCAATAGCATTATTTTTTGATATCAATGATGAGGCTGTGTTTGACTCTGCAGTTTCATGTGCGGTTTCTGCTTGATCTTTTTCATCCTGAGCTAATCCTAAATCATTTTCTAAATTATTTAATGTTGCAGAACCTTGTGTATGTGCAAGTGATCTGCTGTTGTATTCTTCTTGCGCTGCATTCCTTGTTGCAAGTGCTTCGTTATAATCATCTATCTGCTCCTGAGTTGCACCTGGACCAGATGAAAATGTTCCAAGATTACAACTAAAATCTTGTCCCCAAACTCTTGGATTTCCAGCATAGTCACAACCTGCACCAGTCATTCCACCAGGAATTGTCCAGCCAAGATGATAAGATCCTGGGCCTCCTCCGTTATACCACCATATTTCTACATCAAAAGTCTTATCTTGAGTTACATCATATGTTGGAGACCACTGGCTCCATGTTGACCCTTGTTCACGCCAATTGTTAACAGCAAGATCTCCATCAATATACATTTTGAAACCATCATCTGTATATCCTGCAAATGCTACTGTTGTAAACCATGAAGGAACAGTAATCTTTCCAGTAAACTTAACCACTATATTTTCATATTTATTACCACAAACTGGCAGATTCATATAATTTGAGTCCCAGGTGCCAGAACAAATTACGGAATCTGGTACTGCATAACTAGGCCAAATTCTTGCTAAATTATATACAGTATATTGCAGACCATCGCCGCCAGCCTCGTTAATAACTGATTGAGCTGATTGAAGATTACCATTAGCGGTATTAAGATTTATTAATGAAATATCAAGAGCATCTTTAGCATCATTCTTTTGAGTCAATGCTGTAGCAACCGTAGCAGTTTGCCCATCTACCGTTGATTGAGCTGTTGTTTTTTCAGACAATGCTGTTGCTTCTGCTTCTACCGCCGAATTATATGCAGCATATGCGCTATCTCTAGCAGCTTTTGATGCTACTGCTGCATCGTATTTGTCTTCTGCTATATCTATTAAGGCTCTAGTATCGGCCTCTTCTGTAAGATTTGTTACCTTTTCGTTTAGTTCCGCTATCTCTTCAGCGGCAACTGAAAGTGGATCATCGCTATAGGCAGGTGTGAGAAATAGCCATCCAAACATTAAAATGAATGCTAATGATAATCTCCATGCTTTAGTCCTAGTCAACTATAACTCCTAAGCAAACACTATGTCTGCTTAGTTAATTATATCATTGAACTATTTAGGATTGTCTGTTTTATAAAAGCCAGAACCGTTAAACTTAATTCCAAATGATCCGTAGTGTCTTTGCAATCTTTTACCGCATTCGTTACATAAATAGTTAGGTTCTATAGAATTTATAGATCTTTCTTTTGGAACAATACTGTCTGGTGAACACTCACATTTGTATTCATATATAGGCATTACTTACCGCTCTTTTTTCTCTTTTCAGCTAAGGCAACAAAATCTTTGACCTTAGTCTCTCCCATGTATCCCCACGCATAACCGTCTTCAATCATTTGTTCATTAACAGACTTAGTGTTTCCATCAAGGTACACCCAGCCTAGAATACGACCATACTTCTCAGAGCTGTCTGGCTTTTCTGTTTTTACAACAATGTCTTTAGCATCTTTGAACTTAGATTTAAGATACTCTTTTGACTCTAAGCCTAATGTTTTTTCAAGTTTGTCTGTTGTTCTAGACTCTGGTGTGTCGATGCCTGCTAGTCTAAGTCTTTGAGAATATGAAATGCTGAATCCAAGATCAATATCAACATCAATAGTATCTCCGTCCACTATCTTTGTTACCTGCTTAACTCTGTATTCAAACATAATTCTCCTTAAATTTTAATGAGCAGTTTCGGGACGTGCTCAGGTCCATCCTTCGGGTAGCGACCCGAATAGTCTGCGACTCCCCAGTGACGGGGTGCAGATCTCTATTATACTATTTATTTGATCTTGATAGTCTTTGGCTTCTTGTCTTCAGGAACCAGCCTAATAATATTAATATTAAGCATTCCGTCCTTAAGAGATGCACTGGATACTTCCATGTACTCTCCTAGAGCAAAAGACCTTGTGAATTTACGTGCAGCGATTCCTTTATGCAAAACTTCTGCGTCGGTGATCTCGGTAATTTCTCCAGAAATAACCAATGTTCCGTTATCTACAGATAGACTAATGTCTTCTTTTGTGAATCCTGCAACCGCAAGAGATACCTGATATGTATCTTCGTCTAGCTTTAGTACATCGTATGGTGGATATGATTGGCGTGATGCAGCATTGTGCACGTTAGCCATTCTTTCAATTTCACGATTAAAGCCAATAAAAAAAGGATCCTTGAAAAGATCCCATGTATATGTTGTTACCATATTATTCCTCCTTCAAGCGAATAAGTTAATTTATAGGACCCCTAATGGGCATCCTAATATAATTATATCATAATTTTTAATCGTTTGGAATATCCCTAAATGTAGTAGGGTCTATTTCTATCATGCCCATTTCTTTAGCCAACTTTTGTCCCTCTGGACTCAAATGTATTGTTGCCTGCAAATCTTCATCATACTCAATTTCTGCAAGTCCCGCCTCGTATAAATTTATTAAAGACTTATCAACATAGTCAACGTGAGACTGCCACAACTCAGGGGCGTACTCCTTAGCCATTTCTTGGTCTATAGAATAAATAAGTTCGCCATTTTCATCCATACCCTCTAGATTAACAACTCCTATTTCTAAATAGTAAGCAAGAACCTCGTCGCCGTCTTTATCTTCAAGACTCATTTATGGTTCCGTCCTCATTCTTATCTATAGTTGTTTCTACTAACTGCTGAACGTATTCAGAAAAATGCTTTCTAACACTTCCCATTGGTCTGGAGCCAGAAGACTTCCATATTCTTTTATATTCTATAACATTAGAAAATGTTGTAGGACATAGCAGGGTGCCATTGTATTCTTTTAAAACTGTAGGAAGAGGCACATGCTTGCCACAACACTTACATTCTTTTGCTCTCTCTTGATATATACTCATACTATTTCCATTCCGTCTAATACATCTGATAAGTTTTTAGGCATCCTCGGTGGCCTTATCATGTTCATTACTATTTCGTCTTCTTCTTTTTCTCTATCCCACTTCAAAGAGCTGTAGGTATGTATGTCTATCTCTTCATTGTTCTGTGGCCTGCTTCTACTAATTGCGTTATATACAGAACCGCAAACAGCATCAGCCAAGTCTTTTGATCCTTTTCGTGGGTGATCGACCCTATCTCTCATAATTTTTAATTGCAGTAATTCATCTATAAGTAATTTAATTGCAGGTCCGCTCAATCTATCTTCTGCAACAACCATAGCCATATCGTCGTAATGTTTCTTTGCAACCGACAGTGTCTCTGTATTTATACCGTATTGTTTTAATTGCTGCATCATATCGTGAGAATTCCAACGGTCAAATGTGCAGACACGAATTTTAAATCCCTTTGTTCTAAGAGACAAAATATAATCTTTAACTTCTGTAAAGTCTACAGACTTATCTGGAGTAGGTGTCCAATACCTAACTGCATCAACTTCTACAATGGGTGCTGGCTGAGAATATGTATCAGTTACTTTTACATTTACCCATTTTTGTACATGAGCCATAGCAACTGCACAATGGTCATGCTTTTGTGCAAGGTCAACGTGAAGAAAGTATTCCTTGTCTGGATCTGGTGCAAACCAGTTTTCAAATCTTCCAAAGTCATCTACGGCTAATGACATATTGCTAAATGCTTTTTCAATTTTTTCACGAGACTTAAAGAATGCATCAATTGCTTCTGATGGCATGCAGGCAAATCTTCCTAGTGCATCTGGAGTATTTTTATAGAACGCAACTTTAAAATCATCGATACTTCTTGTTGGATTAATTTCCCATGTTGGTCTTCTAAGAGCATACATTCTAGGATACTTATAGGAAAGAATATGATCTTCTTCCCACTCAATATCAAACTCGTTACCCTCTGTTCCGTCTGGAAGATTATCGTC